CGTGGTTGTTACACGGCTCTTTGAAAACAGCAAACGTCTGTATGATACACAGAATGTTTCTGACTTGCTGCGTGGTATTCAATGGCAAGTGAAGGTAGAACGCGACAGCCGCATTGACCGCAACAGCATGGCTACGCTGCCTCCTGTGCTACACCCTGTGGGCAATGAACCCAAAGATTGGGGGCCGGGGCGTTACGTTCCCTATCGCCGCGCTGGTGAGTTCCAGTTTGGCCCTGTGCCGCAATACAATGCGGGTTCTGTAGAAATGGAAAACACGCAGCTCAAGACGGCTGACAATCTTGTTGGCCTAGACCCAACAAATCCTTTGTCGTCTATTAAGCAGCAGTTCTTTGTGGATAAGTTCTTAGGTCATGTGCGCGATGTCATCAAGATGTCTTTTAAGTGTTACCAACGCTTTGGCCCAGAACAAGTGTTCTTCCGTGTTACAGGTGTGCCTGACCCACAGCGGTTTGATAAGGGCAATCCTGATGAGGACTTTGACATCATGATTAATTTTGATGTACTCAACACTGACCCAGAGACGCAAGAGGCAAAGCTCAATCAGCTTGTCTCGTTATTACAGCTCGACAAGAATGGCCGCATTAATGTGGATGCTTTGTTGGACATGGCGGCTGCCGCGATTGACCCAATGTTGGCCGACGCTATCTTGCAGCCAGCCGAGCAAGCACAGCAACAGGTAGTCAAACAAGTAACCGATGACCTTACAAAAATCTCGTCCGCTATTGAAATGCCAGCCCGTCCAAATGGGGCGCAAATTGCGTTGCAAGTTATCACCCAATATGCCCAGCAGCCAGATGTTGCCCAGCGATTGCAGCAAGACGAAGCCTTCAAGGGTCGTCTCGAAAAGTATCATTCACAATATATCTTCCAAATGCAGCAAATGCAGAACGCCCAGATTGGCAAAATCGGGACTCAGCCCGCTGCCGTTGGTGAAATGAATACGCAACAGATGGCGCAGCAATGAATAAGCCTATGTTTAATGTAAACTTTGCCCCGCAGCAGGGGCCAGCTCCAATTGCTCCAGTAGTGGCTGAAGCTGCTCCTGCCCCAGACTTTGGAGAGAGTTTATATCTTCAACTTAAACAGCATGAGAACAGCAAACCTTATGCCTACAAAGATACAGCAGGGCATCCTACTATTGGCATTGGGTTTAACTTAGACGACAAGGACAATAAGAAGATATTGTCTGGTATGGGATACAATGTTAAGGATGTTATTGCTGGCAAGGTAAGATTGACGGAGCCTGTCATCAAAGAACTGTACGATACGTCTATTGCTAAGGCTACTAAGGACGCAACAAATTGGGTTCCCAATCTTGCGGAGCATCCAGAGAATGTCCAGAAGGCCATTATTGATATGTCCTTTAATTTGGGCGCAACTAAGCTGGCAGGCTTTGTTAAGACCCGCCAAGCCTTTATCAATAAGGATTATAAGGAAGCCTCTAAACAGATGCTTGACAGTGATTGGGCTGGTCAGGTAGGTAAACGTGCTAAGAACCTATCAGCCCTCGTTTTATCAGCCTCCTAATATGCAAAAAGACCTTGTATTCCTCAGTAATTTTAAACCGTTTGGCGAACTGCTCAAGCAAATCCAAGAGATGAGAGAGGATGCTATTAGCTCTCTGCTGGAGGCCAAGACAGAACACATTCAGCAAATTAGTGGGCAGATAATTGCTTTTGACAGCATCTTGCAGCTTACAGAAGCTAAAGACGTTATTAAGAAGACAGATAATCTTCCTTAATAGGGGTAGCCTTACACATGGCCTTTTCCCGGCGGCCATGCAGCTCATAGTTTTTAATTAAATAGCTTGCGGCTTACAGCTTAAAATTAAAAAGAAACAAGAAAGAAAAACAGAGTATGAGACTAAATCTAGCCCCTTGTCAAGCAAATAATTTCATTTCTTGTATTCCTCGACTGAAACTATTTTTATTCCACGGAAGTTCTCCTTCATGGAAATGATGGCTTTTTGAGCGTCTGCTGCCCAAATCGGCGTTTCGCCAGCACACAGCACCTCGGCATCATTTGGCAATCTGTCGTTCCCAGAACGGAGATATTGAGTCCATTTAATCTGATAGCGGTTCATCGTTGTGTGTTCTTTATCTTAACGTCTCCCGCCATCCAATACGGGGGATTCTCACGGCTATACTTAAAGATGCTATGTTCTGGGATGATGAGTTCTCCCTTATGGCGGCGCATACTCTTGGCAATGTAATAGTGTTCTGGGGCAACCCAAGCATTTGGGTTCGTGCTGTAGTGGTTTATTACAAGGCTTTGCATAACATAAATATATGAGATAGATTAACATAAATACGTCAAGCATCAAAAAGGGGTGGTATTATCTGCCTATCGACTTCGCTAGTCGTTAAAAAGCGGCACAAACCTATGTCTGATGAAGTAACTGCACCCAACGCTGGGGGTGCTGATAGTAACCCAGTGGTAAAGTCCAACATTACAATGGCAGAACTTGCACGCCATCGTATTAGCCAGAAGACCCAAGGGCAACCGCCCTCGGCTCCTACGGCTTCAGAACCCAAGACTCAGGAGGAACCAGAGCGTAAAGTGCAGCCGACTAAGGAGAGCGGCCCCACCGAAGCAAAGGAACCAACTAAGCCAAAGGATGTTCTTTCAAACGAAGTTGATTTAGAGAATATGTCAGAAGCGGAACTGCGCGAACTATCTGAAAAGCTAGGTTCGCGTGCCGTGGCCCGATTTGGGGAACTCACTGCTAAACGCAAACACGCCGAGGAACAGCTTGCTGCCCTTCGGAATGAGTTAAACAATCGCAATAACAGCGACCCACTCGCTTCTGAGAAAACCAAAGACAATCCCTATGCGTCTATCAAGACCCTTCCCGACCTACAGGCTAAAACCCAAGAAGTCGATGAGGTGATTGAATGGGCCGACGATGTGCTATGGAACAATGAGCATTTGGCGGCGGATGACGTAGTGGCAACAGTGAACGGTCAGGAGTTGACAAAATTGCAAGTGCGGAAAGCCCTGCGCGATGCTCAAAAAGCTCGCAAAGACTTTCTTCCCTCGCAGTTGCGTGAACTACAGGCTAGTGAACAACGTAAAGCCCTTCGCGGCCAAATGGACGTTGCTGCTAGACAGGAATTGGAATGGATGGGTGGTGAGGATAACGATGTTCGTAAGCAATATGAGATATTAAAGGGCAGCCCCCTTCTCAGAAAGGCTATGGATAGCGTCCCTGACCTAGAGCCTTACATGGAGTATATGGTGGCACACGCCGCTAATTCTATTTATGGCCGCAAGTCTATTAACATAGACAAGCCCAAAGCCTCAATCAACCCGCCTTCTTCGCCCGGTTTTTCGGCAGCTCAAACTGAGCAGCCCGAAGGTCGTCAGCAGAAGCAGGAGAGAGACATCAACGAGAGGTTCTTAAAGACTAATGCAGTGAGTGACTTCATTGCCCTCCGAACGCAACAAATTTCAAAACGTAAGTAATTATCTAACACAATGGCCTTTTCAAACACATTCGACACAACCAATCCGGGTTCTGCGGTATCAAACCGCGAAGACCTGCTTGACGTATTGACGATTCTTGCACCAGAGGAAACTCCTGTGCTGTCGTCCGCCCCTAAATCCAAAGCTTCCGCCACTTTCGTTGAGTGGACAGTAGACAGCCTTTCGGCTCCCGTCACAACGGGTGTTGCTGAAGGTGCTGACGTTACTGCCTTCACTGACAAGTTTGCTGGCCGCGCTCGCCTTGGCAACTATGTTCAAAAGTTCCGCCGTGACTTCATGGTGTCTGACTTGCAGAACGCTGTTGACTCGGTTGGCCCAGCGAAGATTGCCCAAGCGGAGGCGAAAGCCGTCCGTGAAATCAAGCGCGACATCGAAGCGACTTTGATGTCCAACAATGACCGCTCGGTCGAAGATGGTGGTAGCACCGTTTACGGTCTGCGTGGCCTTGGCGACTGGATTGACTCCGCTGGCCCAAGCGACGTTCCTGCTGCCTATCGCACACCTGCTGCGAGCATTAGTTCGTCTGGTGCGATTACAGAGACAGTGTTTAATAACCTGATTACCTCTATCTATCGCGTTACAGGCACAACAAACAGCCTCACGCTGGTTGCTGACACAGCCCTCCGTCGCGTTATCAGCGATTATGCCCGTACATCTGGCAGCTCTGACTACTCGGTTCGTCAAGTGACGTACAACGGGGAAGTTTCGAGCATCAAGCTCGCGGTTGAGATGTATGAGTCCGACCACGGCATGGTGAGCATCGTCAACATGAACCCTGACTGCGCTCCTGACACATCGAACAAAGACACTGGTTACCTTATCAATCCTGACTACTACGGGGTTGCGGAGCTTATCAGCCTTGGTTCGACACGCCTTCCTAACCTTGGCGGCGGCGACCGTGGTTATGTTGATAGCACGCTCACATTGCTTGTTAAGCACCCCGGTGCGCACGGCAAAATCACAGCGATTGCCTAACCTTAACTAAGGAACTACTACTATGCCTAAATTAACAGTAAACGAGGCCGCTTCTGGCTTCACACACATCGTATCGGTTGAGTTTTCCGATTTAGTTGCTCAAGGCACTGGCGTTTCAAAAGCCATTGCTGTTCTTCCTGCTGGTAGCTCAGTTGAATTTGTGGGCATCCACAAAGCGACTGCTGCTGCTGGTAGCACAAGCGTCGTTCTCGACGTTGGTACAACATCCGCTACGCCTACAGAGTTTATTTCTACTCTGGATGCTGATGCAATGACAACTCCTGTGTACAACACAGGTACATTGTTCGTGCAGACTGCGGGTAACACTACCATTAAGGGTGGCGCGTTGCCAGTTAAGCCCGTATCTGCGGATACAACGGTGTATCTCAAGGTCACTGATGCCGCCCTTGCTAGCCTCACGGCTGGTCGTTGGATTATCGGTATGCGCGTGCTTAACCTCGGTCAGTTCTAAGACAAGCACAAACTAGTCTTGCTATACTTGGGGCATACCTTTAAGGGTATGCCCCTTTTTAGTGCATGAACATAATTACTCAGCTACCTAGATACTCTGATGGTGAGGTTAACCGAGCGTTAATCCGCGAGATTTCAACAGGCATGGAGCTAAAGAAACAGACAGAAAGAAAGAAGGAAATTGAAGCGGCAGAACAGGCCAAACAATATAAAGACGTTAAAGCCATGAAGGGCTTAGGTCGTTGTGTGGGCGTTATCCCAGAATGGGAGTTCTTCCGTATGCAGCAGAGATACGGCCATGCCGAGATTCATTCCAAGGGCTTTATGAAGTATTTCCAGAAGGCATTTCCGCATCTATCTCCTAATAAACTATAATGCAAAGCAACACCTACACAAGTTTCTATGCAGACGTACTTGCGCTCACTGGCAACAGCAGCTTCACCACCACTGAGCAAACGCGCATCTTGGCTAATGCGAACCGTAGGTTGTATCAGGCTTATCGTAGCTTTTCAAGCTGGCCGCGCTACATTGTGGGCGGCGAATTACGTCCAGCTACTAATGGGCTGATTAGCCGTGATGCTATTGCGGGGGCAACCTACACCATCAGCAGTGCAACTCGTAGTGGAAGTGTAGTGACTATCACTACAAGCGTACCCTACGCCATGTTTACGGGTGCAACGGTGACGATTGCTGGTTTGTCTGGCACGGTGGAACCAGATGGCGATTATGAGATTACAGAAGTGAGTGCTTCTGTGTTCACCTATGATTTAACCACTGGCACTGGCACAGAAACCTATACTGGCAGCGGCACAGCCGTCTATGCTGGCATTTCAGAGGTGGATAGCTTTAATCGCGTTTTCCGCGACAATCCCCTCAATCTTAATAGCTCAGTGGAGTATGAGTTCTATGTAGATGTTGATGGGGCGCACGTTATTAATAATTTCTCCAACAATAGTTCGTTCTGGGTTAATTATTACAAAGAGTGGAGTGGGCCATACACGGCGGCATCCACAGACATTCCCTTAGAGTTCTATCGTTTTGCTGTCCATGCCACCTATGCTGACTATCTGCGCTTTGATGGGCAGATTGATAAAGCTATGGCCGAAGAAAACAATGCCCAGCAGTATCTTATGATAGAAGTAGACAAAGCAGAAAACCAACGTAACGTGAACACCTTACAACGCAGAATCTCAACCTATAATTCCCGTCAATCCCGCTAATCATGGCTAATACATTTTCAGTCAATTTATATCCGCTTCCCGCACCCGGTGCTACGCTACAGAAACTTACTGTTAGCACAGCCCCTGTTTCCTATGCCTCTACGTTTTATGACGGCAAAGTAAAGTTTGTGCTGTTTGAAGTGCAAGCTGGCGGCGTGTATGTCACCTTTGATGGCAGCACACCTAGCTCGTCTAATGGGCATCTGTATGCTGTAAACACCCGCGAGTTCTGGAGTGCTAACAGAGCAGATGAGGCTAAATTCATCCGCGCAACAGTGGATGCCACTGTCTACGGCTCACCCTTCACCTGCTAATTTTATGGCTAACTCAAGAATTGTTAATGGCCCAATGCAAGTGTTACCCGCGCCGGGCGTGGGTGATAGAACATTAGCTGTTACGGGAACAGCTTCCAATTTTATTGTGGCGGCACTAGATGCTGACACAAGCCATGTCTATTGGAGCTTAGATGGGTGCGATATGCGCGTCACGATTGACGGCGGCACACCTACGGCTGGAGCTGGTCACATCTTCAAGGATGGCAACTCT